AAATTAGAAATGGCCTGATCGAGTGTCATCGTTGGGAAGAGCTGTAACTGTCCTTTTATCCAAAAGAAAGCAGCATTATTATAAGCATTCCAGCGATACCACTTGGGCATTATCTTCATGACCTCTTTTTCCCGCATAACCTGTTAAATTTTATTATCTGTCCTTCACTATATTGTCTCTTTAATCTGTAAGACATTGTATTCAAAGTCTGGCTGCCAATATGATCTACCCTTACATTACAGAACATACCATGTCTCAAACCATGTTCCCGTAATTGTATAGCGTAAACATTATCCGAATACCAGAACTCCACTTCCTCATTCAGCTTGCCTATCTTCTCATGGGCTTCCCGTGTGATAAATAAACACCAACCCGTCAGATGAATCGCTATCCCAAAACCTTCATATATATAATCACCCTGCTCAAAACACGATCCGTTAAACCATGCAGAGGCACTGTCAAAGCCGTTATTTTTCATGTCTTCCCCGATCTGATGCCAGCCCTCATGGAAGATTAAATCATTATTCGCAAGGATATGAATATCGCCACTAGCCCTTTCCAACCCTTTATTTAATGCACCATTATAGCCAAACAATCCGTTATATGTTACATAATGATCCACACCTGAGTATTTCGTAGCACTGAAGGTCTCTACCAATACAACATTTAAGGCATTTCCACCTATAATGGCCGAGTTAATGCAATTCTGTGTTATCTGCTTTAACCTTTCCGTGGAACTCCTTGCTACTATGATGAGATCATAATTCATTAAAGGAATTGTCAATATCAATTATTGGCCTTGTTGATGCCTCAACCATTAACTTAAAAGCCTGTTCTAATTCGACCTTATCCGGATAATTTAAAATTGCCGGATTAATGATTCTATCAATTTTACCATCAATATAATGTACTTCTCTAATCCCATAAAATCTTAATGGTTTATAATCTCCTACCAAAAATGTCACTCTTCTGTAATCCCATTTTTTTTTCATAATATATAACTCCTTGCTACTATGATGAGATCATAATTCAATTTCACCACTCATTAATTTTACTGTTTTAATTTCCTTTATTTGTTCCAAACAATCATCTTCCATGGTCTCAGTAATTATAATCGTTTTATTCCCATTACAGACAGGGCAAATGTTTGTTAATGCAGATGTCATAAATCCCGGATTCGGTATTTTTACAAATCCCGTTGTCCCACACCAAGTACATCCTGATAAATAAGTTCTCGTTGTTTTCATAATATATATAAATTAGTTGGTGTTGATTCATTAAGTCCTATATGTCGCATCTCCAAATCCATGAGATAAGCCGGGTTGATGCCACGCCTCCGGTACCAATGTCCTATCATATAATCTCCTTTCCGAAAATGATTCTTGTCTTTACATAAATCCTTTACCATAGGAGAACGAGCCAGTTGAAACGCACCACCGGTATGAGAAACCAACTCAACCCTGTAATCATCAATGACCAGTTTCCTCAACGTCCTCGGCTTGAAATTAGGCAGGATATTCAGGTCAATGGGTGAAACAGCATAGCTGGGATGTTTGTCTAAAAAGTGAACCATCCTTTCAACCAGATTATCAGTAACCGTCTCCACATCGTTATCCAGTTTTAAAATATAATCATAACCATCCAATTTTGAGACTGCCAGACAGAATGCCTCTGTTATCCCGTAATTCTTATCAAGGATTATCCTGTCATAGTTTTTAAGATATTCCAATGTCCCGTCAGTAGAACCATTATCAATAAAGAGATGATAGTCAACAGAAGTCTTGGAATAGAAACTCTCCATTGTGCGCCTTGTCAAATCCAAGCGGTTAAACGTTATTGTTACTGCCGCCACACTCATAACTCATATCCTCCATATTTCACCGATGCCGGTACATGACAGACGTAATATTCCGGTGTCGGTATCCTGGCAAAATTCTTAAACTTCATCAACTGCCTTACAAAATGATAGTCATGTGCATAACCTCCGGCACTCCACCTGACACCCAAATTCTTGTGACAGATATTTGAAGTGCCATGCTTGCTTATCTGATTGATGTCACACTGATTCTCATACCACCTGCCCTTCCATCTGAAATCATTAAACCATACCCAATCATAATTCAGGTGTTCGCTTATCTTCAGAAGATGATTGGTACCGTAAACGTCATCAATATCCAGGTAGATAATATATTCACCTTTTGCCTCCTCAATGCCTTTGTTCCTCGGTCCCCCGGAAAACAGTTTACCTCTCGGAATAAGAAAGCTCCTTACATTATCAGCATCCCTGATTATCTCCATAGTTCTCTCACATCCATCGGCAACGACAACTATCTCAAAGTCCGTATAACTCTGTTTCTGTGCCGAAGCCACTGCCCTTATTAGTTTCTGTTCCTTATTATGAGCAGAACTGGCATAGTTTACAAGCAACGATGGTATGATAATGCTAAACTTCACTGTTTTACATTTTTAAGCCAGTATTGATAAATTTCTTCAATACTGTCAAACCAAATTTCTTCTGTTTTAGGAATAGTATAATAATGTAAAATATTACTGTTATATGATTTGTATTCTTTTCCAACATCCATCAAACACCACTCCATAAACTCCGTTATATGAGAAGTTATTTCTTTGGCAGCAATATCCATGTTAAAACATTGATTATCATAATCAACATTCCATTCAATCATATCATATATCTGTCTTTCCATTATTCCTTATTAAAATTAGTTTTCTCTTCCTGTGCCATATAGAGGTCCATCTCAACCTTTTTCTCGTCAGCAATACGCTTTATGTATTCATCAGTCTTGGCCTGGACTTTCTTCACTATAAGGTCATAACTCAGGTCATAGAGCCACGGATCGGTATTCTCTACCTCAAGGTCCTGAAAGATACTCTCAAGGTTCTCCCATAGCGTGCTGCTGTATTTCGGGACATTATCCTGACTGATGATAAACCGTATATTGGCTTCAGAATAACCTCTGAATGGATTTATTTGATTCTTAATACGCATCTCCTTCAAAGCCTCTGGCCTGTCTGAATATAGTATCTCATTTATGTCATCCTCAATAGCTGCAATAGTAGAGGTGCTCGCCCCTGCGCTTTTTGCTACCTGTAATTCTTCCATAAGTTCCCTGAGTGTCTTGAACTTGAAGTCATTCGGGAATTTATGTTGTACAATCAATCCCTCACCCAAATCCGTAAAGGTGGCAATATCCTTGACCACAAACTCCCATGTGATAGAATAGCTCCTCGCAAACGGGTAAAGAGTATCATTCAGGTTATCAGTCTCAAGAATCTTCTCTGTTGCTGTGGTAGATACTTCGCTCCTTGTATAGAGGTCAGCATTGAACATTTTCGCATGGACTTTCTTTTCCAGATTCTCAAGGTAATCAGAGTCAAACTGTAATAACTCAATGGGCGGTCCTTTGTAGACAAGCATTTTTTCCAAATCCCATAACGGTTGACTTATGTCACGTGGTAATTTTAAATATATTATATGTTGTGTACCTGCGTGTGCTGGAGCTATATCTGTTCCTTTACAAACAGGACAAATATGACCATCAAGTGTTTTGCCATTAATACATCCCTTTTCACCACCCGGACATGGAGGTCCATAAGCAAACCTCTGCGGGAAAGCAACCATAGCACAGGACAGATCGAGTTCGGAATCTATCTTCAGGGTCTTTTCAAGCAGTTCCAATACACAATGAAAGACCGAAACAAATGTCCTGCCCTTAGTCTGTGCATCCCGCAGAAAGCCAAACCTCGAAGCCGGTACTTTGTCAGTTTTAGGCTGGAAGTAGGATAATTTATAATACTTACTTTTTATCTTCAACGCCTCCACGCTCTGCGCAACCTCAGAGAGTACAATAGTATCAGGACCGAGATACATAGTGAACTTAAATCCGTCCCTCTCCGTCTCACCATCCATGAATTTAATTGGCAGTTTCACAACCAGATATTGTAATATCTCATTATGATACTCAAACATAATGGCCTCTGCTGATGAAGCAATAAATGGATAGGGTTTCGCCTTTTCTTTCTTGTTATCGAAATTGGAAAACTCCGTTATGAGAAAGGCGTTAGGGTCAATGTAGTTATAATCAATAAAGGCATACTCAAGATATTCCTCCAGCGATTTGTCACCCCAATATTTCCCTATATATTTCTCCAACTCCAGCTTCTTACTTTCTGCGTCACCCTCATAGTCTATCTTCCGCACAATAGGCTGTTTCCTTGCCGCCTTCTCGAAAGGTAGTTTTGTTGAGTTCAGTGTTGAAGGAATGATGCTCCTGTAAATTTTCTTTATCTGAGCAAACTCATCCTCTGTTACCCTTGTCTCAATCCTGTGAAGCAGGTCTTCTATCCCGTCACCCGTCTTTAGCTTGTAATAGTGATCCCTAAGTTTCGTTACCCTGTCGTGATCCTGGTGGACAATCTCCTCCCCAATAATCTCCTTTAATAATTTCAATCCTTCTTTTTTATCCATCTCTTTTAATGTTAACCATCCAACAACCTTCAAATACATAGTTTTTGTTTACCCTGTCTCCGAAGATTTCATCAACAGCCCTTACGACTCCTTCATAAGTTGGATAGTCATGTCCGGCAATCACTCCCGTTACTTTGGGAAGCCATGCCAGAATATCCTTCTTTACATTATCATAATCATGCGAAGCATCTATGAATACAGCATCGACAGAATCAAATTGCTTTGAAGCCTCAACACTGTCGCCAATGATTATGGTACATTTTAAATCGCCCATATTCTTTTTGAATTCATCAAATGCCCCCTCACTCTGATCTTTAAAATGATCCACCCCCGTTACTTTTATGTCTTTCCCTGAATTCTTTATCTCTTGACATAAATATTTAAGAGACTCACCTTCTAATACACCGACCTCGACAATATGACTGCCCGACAGAAGCCTCTGAACGAGATCCCTGTAAAATATCGGGAATGTAAAAAATCCTTTAGCCATTGTAATATGATTTAAACAGTTCTACTGCCATATATTCAAACAAATCGCCGAAGTGACCGTATTTCTGGTATTTTTCACCTGTCTCATTATCTTTTACGATATGCTTATCCTTACCTCCGTCTAATGCCTGTTTGCAATACATCAGATCATTAATAAGATAATGACAATTCTCATCAATAATTACCTTAATAGGCAACTTATCTTCAAATATCTTATTAATAAATTCACGCCTGTAAACAACTGAAGGATTAGAAATTAGTGATCTGTCGGATTCATTTATAAGATATCCGTGGAGTTTATATGCAATCACTTCATAATGGTGCTGAAAATCCACCTTTGCTGTTGAGACATTGCGATTATGACCACTTGCATCACCATAGAAATACAATCCTGATTTATGCTTTTCATAACGATTAACAAACTCTATACAAACCTCTTCTGTCGAGTTACGTGGATTGACAAGTGCTATCTCATCAAAAAACCTCCATTCCCAGTACGAATCATACACCCCCCACGGCTTATTAATATATTTTATTTGTGCTAATCCGGCACTGTTATAAGGCACCGAGTTCTGATCGAATGATATATGAATAGAAAGAGAGGGGTCATATTTGACAATTCCTACATGACGAAGCCTGTCAAATGATGAATAGAACTCACCCCCGGTCGTCACAAACGGGTTAGCAAAGATAAGTGCCTTCCCTCTCTCTTCCGTATTATTCTGTAGTATTGTATTGATATAGTTCTCTCCTACATTATGAATATTATGGTAGGTTGATGAAATCGTGACAAACTTATTCCCAATCTCTTTTTCAAAATAATCAGTCTTTGAATATATTTTTGCTGTTATTTCATTGATATGACTTTCGAGATTAAACCATTCATTTATCCAATCTGTCTTTGCTGGCGAAGTTGTGATAAAAAGAGGATTATATTGCTGTTCTTGATTACCTTTATTCGTAATCACTCCATTGACATTAAACATGCCTGATTGGCGTATCCTGGCAATAATGATTTCTTTAACATCTTCTTCTTTTGTGTCCTTTGTCTCATCAAGAACCGCCCAACCAAATTCTTTACCTTCATGCGCCTTCGCATTATCCATTGATCCAATAAAAACATTACAGCCGTTATAGAATGTTATAATACCATAATAATCATCGAATGACTGGCCTTTTGTATTCCATCCTGTCGCATTAGGAGGTCTGCGATTGATTACATATTGCCCCCACGGACATGAATCTTTATTATATTCGACTATACCAATAGATTTCCAGTACTCACGGATTCTGAATAATGTTGAGTGCTCAAGCTGTAAATAAGTGTTAGCAGCGATAAAACCCCGTACCTGTGGGAAGTCATTGATAAATCGTCTTGTGATCATACCAAGCAAGTATGTCTTACCTGAACCAACGCCAGCGAGAAACAAATTTATATTTGATGTGCTTTCGTAAATAGAAGCCTGGGGATCGGATAATGTCTGTTTAATCTTGACTTCCATTCTTTGTTTGTATTATTACAGTCGGCATCTTTGGAAATAACCTTTC